TACGGCTTTCGATTAAGGCACGGTTCAGCCATTTGCCGCCGCCGTTTTTCGGGATACAGTCCAACTCTTCGCTGGCATCTTCACCGTAGAAATCGCGGATTTCCTTACACCACGAGGCTTCGCCTTGGGGTGTCCAATCCTTGCCCAAACGCAGACAGATGCGGCGGTACAAGCCTTGTTCGACCGCTTCGTCAAAGGTAATGCGGTGGACGGAATAAGGTTTTTTCCCTGCACGTACATCGTTAATCAACTCGTTGAACGGGTTGTCTATGCCGTCATGCGTAGAGATGATATGCACCTGGCCGCCCCACATCAGCAAGGCCATTGCCGCTTTAAGCAACTCGCCAAGCTGCTCGTGGAACGCCGCCTCATCAATAATCACACGGCCTTGTTTACCGCGTAGGTTAGAAGGACGGCTAGATAAGGCTGTAATGCGGTAGCCCGAGGCAAAACGGATGACAAACGCCAGCACCGACTGGCGGTCGTCGCCTTCGACAAACACTTCCTCGGTTTCTTCGATTTCGCCTGCCGCCAGCTGATAATGCTTCGCCCAGCCTGCACAGTCGCGGATAAACTCCAAGGCCATGTCTTTGTTGTAGCCGATATACCATGCATCCATGCCTTTGGCAGACGCGGCCAGCAGCGCGGTGTCCGCTGCTTCGCCCCAGCTCAAGCCGATACGGCGCGATTTTTCGCATAGTTTCACGGGCGACTGGTCGGCGCACCATGCCTGCTGATACGGCAATAAGACCGTAGGGGTACGGTCTTCTGATGGGCGGGTATTTCGGATTTCAGACGGCGTCATGATGCAATCCCTAAAATATGCTTGCGGATGGCCTCGACCGACTCTTCCGACAAGCCGCCTTTCTTAGCCTGCTTGGCCACGTCTTCGGCAGCTGCCTGTACTTTGGCTTTGACCTTTGCCTGATACTCTTTCAGGCGCGTGCTGGCTGATGTTAGAGTAGCGATATTTTTGGCCGCTTTCGCAACCATACTAAACCTGTCTACAGCCGATAAGTCTTCCATTTCACCAATTTCCAACATGGCTTCAAATAATTCGGACTGCACCATTGCAACCAATGCTTCGCTACGGGTATCACCTTCATCGGCCGCGCCTTCGGCAATCAATCGCGCGGCTTCGGTGCTGGATTTGATGGCGGCGAAACGACGTTGCACTTTTTGGCCGTAACGGTGTGCGGCTGAACGGCTGATTTCATAGCCTTGGTCTTGCAGCCATTCGGCAATGGCTTGGTAGTCTGAAAAACCGTTTTCTACCAGCTTCCGTTCAAATTCATGTCGGACGGCTTCGGGGAGTTTTTCAATGCTGCTGCGTTGCGCCATGCCTAGCTCCATACTTTCTCAGGCCGTGCAATACCGGCACGGCACTCCACAGTATATTCGGCAATATCGACACCTAAACTGGTCAAGTCGGCAAACCACAGGCCGTGCGGGGCTTTATTGAGGTCTACCATTTTGCGGTCAGCCAGATAATCAAGTTGTTGGCGTAGCTCCAGTGCGGTGGTTTGCGGATAAATCGCGTTCATGATATCCAACAAGAAGGTTTCGCTTGTCGTGTGCGGTCGGGCTTTATTAAGGGTGTTGATAATGTTCCAACGCATACCCTCGCGCCGTTGTTTGGCGATCAGTTCCTGGCTAATCATTTTTTTACGCTTTCCATTTTGTAGATTTCAGTGAGTTTTTCTGCGACGTTGTCGAGTTTGGCTTCGAGGACGACTTGATTACGGATGTAGTCTTCGCGCAGGACGTATGTGAGCGGCAGGCCGGCATTGAATTCCGCCAGTTTGTTTTCCATGATTTCGACTTTACCCTGTAGGCGTTCCTGCTGTTTTTGGCGTTCGTCCTGCTGCTCGCGGAATTGAGCCAGCAGCATTTTGCCGAAGGTGAAACAGATGCCGAGGAATGAGAGTAAAAAGCCGACAAGTTGCCAAAACTCGATGTGAATAAAGGTTTTTTCCATTTTTAAGGCCATCCGTGTTCAAAATATTCTTGGCAGACAACGCAGCGCGTACAGCCTTTGACTGCCTGTTGTCTTGCTTTTGGTATCGGCGCACCGCAATCTTCACAATGACTGAGGCTGGCGGTGGTTTCAGACGGCGGTTGATGCTTTGCCAGGGATGCTGCGAGAAAGATGGCTTCGCGTTCGGATGCGCGGTCGGCAAAATCAGTCATTTTTCAGACGGCCTTTCTTGTACCATGTCTGCCAGCCGGAAATTTGTTTTTCCAGTTTTTGGCAGTATTCGCCATAGCGGACGGCGTGGTTTAAAAGTTGTTCGGGAGAGCCGCCACTCAGACGCTCGGGGCGTTCGTGAACGAGCAGCAGCTCGGAAGAGACGGGGGGGATTTCCGCTACGGTAACGGTTTTAATCGTGGCCGAGGGCACGGTTGTAGAGTTGCACGCTGTTAGTGCCAAGGCCGTTAAAACGGTTGCCGTCTTTTTGTACAGTTTCATCAATCTGCTTCTCCAATTGAGCCGCTTGGCGGCCGATTTGTTGATAGGCGGTTGCCAAATCGCGGCTTTGTGCTTGTGCGAAATCAAACCAACGCTGTTTTTCTTCATTAGCCGCTTTGAGCTTTTCGGTATAGAGCTGCTCGGCGACCAAGGCTGAAGCCTGATAAGTAGCAATGACTTCGGCTTTTTCAGCTTCCGCCTTCTTTGCTGAGGACTTATAGCCGCAGAAATAAATCGTTGGTACTGCACCTGCTATCAGCAAAATCAGAATCAGGGTCTGCCAAATAGGGTTAAGCGTTTTCCACATCGTCTTTTCCTTTATGGATTTCAGCGACCTGCGGAATCGCCGCGATGCCGCGTTTGATTAATGCATACCCGCCGACCAATGCGCCATAAGCCCACCAGAGCCATTCCGGTGCATCCGCTGTTTGCGAGAACTTATAGGTCATAGAGGCGGCTGCCACGTTTGCCCATAGTTTGGTATGGCTGATTTTCCCTGTGGCCGGATTAGATACCAAGCCGCCCAACCATTTGAAAAAGGCGGTTATTTGCGACGCTTTTTTTTGGCTGCGCGTTTCGCGGCGGCTACCCCGCTCTTGCGGTGGGCTTGAGTCCAACACCCCTGAGTCGGCATGGCGTAGCGAATGCCCAGGTCGCTGTGGCTGAAATTGGGCAGCATGGCTGCGGTCATTAGGGCGATGAGTGACTTTTTTGACATGGTTTGTCTCCCTTTAATCGGTGTTATCTGCAGACGCATGAATCAGGTTTTGTGCCACGCGGCGAATCCAGCCTTTGCCAAATGATGTGAACGTGCCGAGCTTGGTATAAAACACCAAACGTTCGGCATTGAAACGGAGCAGGAGGTCATTTTCAGGAAGTGAATTGATGGCTTTGAGGCTGACTGCTCCGATAACGCCGTCGTCCGGCACGCCTGCGGCGCGTTGCAGCATACGGGCAGCATTGCCATGACCGTGATTGATGCAGGCATCGAAGAATTGGAATGCAACCGCTTCCGGCATTTGATCGGCGTGATAGCGTTCCCAAAATGCTTGACGGTAAATGCCGATCGCCTGTTCGCGCGTCATAGCACGCATGGAGCCGTTGTAGCCGTTTGCCTGTGCGGTACGCTTGGTGATGCCCCAGTTGGTTTCGCCGCCGGGGTCTTTGGGATGATTGACGTAGCCGCCCTCGTGTGAGAGGACGCGCTCAATGAATTGATTGAATTTGGTGGACATAAAAAATCCCTGTATCTATTGATAGGTACAGGGATTTTAGGTAAGGCTGTCTGACTAAGCCTTTAATGCGGGTTAAAACTTAATCAGTAGAGAGAGATGTGAGGATGATTTTTTTAGGCTTACGAGAGCCATTTTGCTTTAAGTCATACTCAACTGTTACATTTGCACGGATAGTAGCATTGTTAGCCAGCCTATTCAAATCAATATCTTCAGGCAGTTCTAATCGAACACGTGATGGAACAATTTGGTCTATGACTGCATACCACCCTGAATTTTTATCACGGTCAGTAGCACGAATTTGCACATCAATATCGGTGTAATCTTTAGTCAATGGCGTATTACGTAAGTCCACATCTTTAGGTAAAGTTGCTACAGTTTGTTGTGCAACGGGTTCAATCCGAACATCATCTGTCCCAAGGGTAATACTGCCATTATTTTTACTTGCTGGGGCATATACTTTTGCCACATTTTCTGCAGTTTTTTGCTTGCTGCTTCCTGTTACTTCTTTTACCACTGAAACCAAATGTTCACCATCCAGTGCGACAGAACTATCAGCATTAATGACGGTAACGATGTTGTTGGTTATTGCCTGCTTCTCTTGTGGCGGGTTTTTAAACAAGAGATAACCAGCGCCTACCCCTAAAAGTGCAGTCATTGCAAACATAATGATTTTGGACATATTAATACTTCCGTCCTGATTTTCGGTTCCTAGAAATTTTCTTATTTTAAGACAGAACTCGTTATAAGCATCCTCATCTTTGAAAAATAAATTGAAAATCAGTTTTTCAAGGAAAGATCCTCTTTCTATTTCAGATACAGCTACTTTGATTTTTTGGATTTTAACATCAAACAGCTGATTCAAAATCGCCGGAAGATAACTACTTGTCAGTGTTTCATAAGCTTTTAGAGAACTAATCAAGTCAGCGACTAAAATAGGCTCATCAAAGGTATAACGAAACTCGTGTGATACAGCAAAAACGGAGTATTCCTTTCCATCTACAATAGAAATACTTTTCTCAATCATCATTTCCCTTTCTATTTTTTTCTACTTAATAGATTTACTCAGCTTTTGCCGTCAAAACCACGCTCGGTAAATTGGTAACAGTGACTTTATAAGCAATCCCACCACGCGCCCATTCTCGGGTTGGCTCTTTTTGAGCATTATGGCTGTCAATCGCCATTTTGATTTGGTCGTCGGTATCACGCAGCAATGTGCGGTCTTCCGGGGCGGTTGCCGCAATCAGGGCAGCGGCGGCTTTGGACAGCTTTTCCGCTTTTTGAGGCACTGCATCTGTATTCCAGACTACTCGGACAGCAGTAATTTTGTCGGCTTTATCGGTATCAACGGTTAATGTGAGGCCGTCTGAAAAGTCATGCAGCAGATTCTTCCCTTCCGCATTATTGGTTGGGGATATATGTTCAGGCAGGGTCAGCCCGGTTTTTTGGTCGGCAAGCCCTTTATTGGCTGCTAATTGATAGTCGGTATAGCTTACCGGCATGGTTTTTAATTCGGATTGTGCCTGCTCTTGAGGTTGGGCAGATGCCGGTTGTTCTTCAGCTTGGCCGCCACACGCAGATAATGCAACTAAAACCGATAGTGTAAGTAAGATTTTCTTCATGAGTTTCCCTTGGTCTGATTGGTTTATTTCTTATGCTTTTTCGGACATTTCTTACCGTTGCCGCCGGGGTTGCAGTCGCAGGCTTTCCCATCGCCATCACGATCTAAACTTTTCCAGCCCGGCTTCTTGGCCAAATAATACTTTTGCGCGGCTTGATGTGTCGGGAAATCTTTGCATTTGGCTGCAGCAACAGCCTGATGCGGCATCAATAGACATAAAACAGGCAGTAATGCCGCAAAAATTTTTTTCTTCATAAGTTGTTTTCCTTTGTTAGCTCAGGTCTTTTGAGATTTGGATCACTTGTCCGATGACCTGAATGTCGGGGTGGTCTGCCAACATCAATGACATCGGCGGATAGGTTTCGTTGTCCGAAATCAGCAGCAGGCTGCCATCAATCTGTTTTTGGATGCGTTTGACCCACAGTGTGTCACCGGAGCGGATTACGTAAATCTGTCCGTCACGCGGGTTGTTTTTAGAGGTGTCTACCAAGAGTGTGTCTTTACTATGAATGGTGGGCTCCATGCTGTCTCCTCGTGCGGTAACGCAATTGAGGTCTTTGGCGAACAGGCCGCGTAACTTAAGCCAGTCTTTGCGATAAGCCAAGTGGTTGGCCGGTTCTGCCACTCCATAGGCGGCCGCGCCATTCCCTGCGGACACTTCTACGTCATACATGGGAATGTATGCGTATTCATCTTTGTCAATTTCCTCTATTGTGTGGAAATTCCCTCCTTTTCCAATCAGCCAGTTTGCATCTATTTGAAAATTTTCCACTATGGATTGGATCATTTCTAGCGGCGGACGCTGCTTTCCTCGCAGTACATCCTTCAATCTGGTTGGTTTTTCTCCAATTTTTTCGGCAAATTCATCAAGTGTAATCTTATTAAATTCAATAACCTGCCTAATTTTCTCCAAAACCATGCCTAAAATTCCTCAAATAAGTGGAAATAAACCTTGCAATAGTGGGATATTTCCACTATTATTTACACAACATTTAACCAAGATTGTTTAAATCTTTAAACAATCGGGGATTTTAACACGAGAACGAAACAGGAGATATTCCGTGAAAGCAGAAAAAATAAAAGCAGGTTTCCGAGAGCGCGGTGAAACGATTAAGGATTGGTGCGATGCGCGTGGCTATGACCCGACTTATGTGTCTCGGATTTTGAATGGAAACGTTAAGGCAAGCCGTGGTAAGGCGCATGAAATCGCGGTTGAGTTGGGGATGAAGTCCAAATTGGATGAAGTGAAACGGAGTGCGTGATGAGTGCCAAAGGTGTACGACTTTTGAAAGTCTTTAAGGCATTGGAAGCCCATCCGATTATCGGTATCAGCAACAAGGAAATTTCAGACGGCCTCGGTATTTCGCCGGTACATGTCAGCCGGGACTTGGAAGACCTGATTGCGGAGGGTTTGGTGGTCAAGCTGGATAACGGTAATTTTGCGTACAGCATTAAAACCTTGCAAATCGCGGAACGTTTCAGACAGCAACAAGAACGTTTGACTGCACGTTTGCAGGAAATTGAACAACGAGTTTATTAAATGCGACGACGTCGTCGCATTTGCAGGAGATAAAAATGGAAGTATTAGGACACGCGGTTGGCGCAACGGCAAACGAACTGGCAATACACAGCATGGCGGTTATGGATCGTTTTTCAAATGGCGAGGCTTACAACGAGGCTGTTTGGATTGAACGTGGACGTTTTGCGGTACGCCAAACAATGGAAGGTATGTTTGAGCTGGGTCGCGCACTCATCATCATCAAAGAGCATACGCCGCATGGCCGTTTTGCTGAGATTGCCGAGAAAGAGTTTGGCTTAGGCCGACGTGAATCGCAACGCTTAATGAATGCCACGTTGCGCTTTATTGACCCAAAAATGAAACAGGCGCAGCCACAGCTGATGAAACTTGGAAAGTCCAAACTGCTGGAGCTGCTGGTGGAAGATGACGACACCTTGTTGGAGTTTGCCGAAGGCGGCGAAATCAACGGCAATACGCTTGATGATGTTGACCGTATGACTGTTAAGGAGCTGCGTGTGGCCTTGCGCGAGAGCCGCGAGACGGCGGAAGCGAAAGACAAAGTCATTGCCGACAAGAACAAGAAGGTCGACGAGCTGGCCGAAAAGCTGGCTAAGAAGCAAACCGGTGTAAGAGAGCCGAAGGCGGAAGATGTGGGCAGTGAATTGACGATGCAGTTATCAAGTCTTGAGGTTGGTATCCGCAGTCAAGTGAGCCGTCTGAAAGATTTGTTCGACCAACTTAATGCGCACAGTGAGGCGCACGGGATTAGTCATCAGGCAAAAATGG